AAGGTACAACCAGAAGGGGTGGTGATCCTATCTATCGTTATTACAATTGGACCACGACGGATGCGGGCGAAGAATTTGGACCGTTCGAGGATCCAGCATCCACATCAACCTGCCTAGTTTGGATAACGCCATGATCATATTATATTCTAAGAATAGCACAATTCTTCGTGTTCCAAAAACTGGAAGTACAACTCTACAGTCATCCATTCGATTTTCGGCCGGATGTTTTGGTGAAGGAGATCGTTCCACGGGTGTTGATGACGCAAATCTTTCACCTATTAATATCGATGATTATGTTTCTTTTTTTAATCAAAGATTGTCATTGAGTCAAAGCATTAGAAATAAAAAAATTGATGCTCGAGCAAATGGTACTGATGCGATTTTTACTGACGATGAACAGGCTCTGATTGATCTGCGAACCGAAAGAGCAAGTAATAATACATTCACTCAAACACCACTGCCTCACGCTACACTTGATGATCTTACGGATGAGAATAGTTGGGGATTTTTAAATTATCTGACTACAGAACAGATACAAAGTTTCAACCATTATGCTTTCATAAGAAATCCACTTAAGAGAATTATCAGTGGTTACTTATTTTCTTGGAGTCGAATCATTCCTCTTACCATTTCAAATTTTCACAATTTTGTTAATTCAGATGATTTCGCGAAAGGATTGGTGTTTCGAAAACAGATTGACTACTTCAAGTATAACAATGAATTGATAGTTACACCTCTTCTTTTCGAAAACTATGAAACCGAAATGAATAATCTCATCACAACTTTGGGAGGAACATGTTTATCAGAATACCCTAAGTTCAAATCAGGTCTAATGAATACGCTTTCACTATCGGATCCAAAACCTTCTGTAGAAAATTGGATTGAACCTTACTCCGACATAAAGGACAAAATACTTAACCACTATTCCGAAGATGTCACTCTATGGCAGAACACTTCCGGACAAACACTATAAATCATGACATACACATTCGAAATACTACGTATAGTAACAGAAAAACAAACAGCCGAAAGTGATGAAGTAGTTCAGCACATTAAATACTTCATACATGGAACCAATGACGCAAGTCCAGCGCAAACCGCTTCTCATCTGGATATTTTGAAGTTGCAAGATTCTTCACCTCAAGTTCTTTGGAGTGATTCTATGAGCGAATCAGACGCCGTTGCAATTGTTCGAACAAAGTACGACAACGATGCAGATTTTAGAACAACCGTAAACGATTCTATTGCTGCTTCTATTGTTGCATCTCAACCAATAAAAAGAGTTATGTTATCAGAAGATTTACCTTGGAATTCTTAAAAAATGACATACACATTCAAAATCAATAAAATCATATCTAAAAAAGATCCGGGCTCGGATTGTGAAATAGTCGAAAGAGTTTACTATTCGATAATAGGAACCAACGATGAAAGTCCAGTCGAAACTGCATCCTACGATTGGTCAGTAACGTGTCCAACTGATGAATTGGTGTGCAATTGTGATCTTACCGAAGAACAAGTAATTGCAATTGTTAGACGAAAATTCGACAATGATGCGATATGGAGAGAGGAAATTCAGAATGCCATAAGTTCATCTATTATAAGAAAGAGAACGACGAAAAAGAGTTACACTTCTAATAGTTTTCCTTGGAATAACAATTCTCCTCAGTAAATTATATAAATAGATATCATGCCAATAGGTTATTTAAATCCATCAGATTTTAATAGTGTAACGGAATCGGATAATTCTACGAGTTTCCAGAAGTCTTCAAATATTGCTACGAATTCTGTTTATTCGGATTTGAATCTATTGTTTCCCATTCATCCCAATCTTGATGATATCACACCTCTTAAAGATATCGATGCAGTTAAACAATCTGTAAAGAATCTTGTTCTTACTAACTTTTTCGAAAAACCCTTTCATCCCGAAATTGGTGGAAATGTAACATCAAAACTTTTTGAACCAGCCGACAAATTCACCGCAATTGAAATACGAGACGAGATTAAAGAAGTTCTGAAAAACTATGAACCACGAGTGAATGGTGTTAAAGTCGAAGTTTTTGACAACATAGACGCGAACGCCTTTGTTGTAACCATTATGTTCAACGTTATATTCTTACAACTCGAAACCGAAGTATCTTTTAACTTACAAAGACTCAGATAACATGGCTCAATTTAATACAACAGAACTTGACTTTGATCAGATAAAGACAAATCTTAAGAACCATTTTAAACGAACCGGAAGTGTGTTTAAAGATTGGGATTTCGAAGGGTCCGGATTGAGTTCTCTTCTTGACGTTCTTGCGTACAATACACACTATAATGCTGTTAATGCTCACATGGCGATGAATGAATCCTTCTTGGATTCCGCACAGTTAAGAGCTAATGTTGTTTCGAGGGCAAAACTTTTGGGATATACACCCACGAGTAGAACCGCATCAGTTGCAACAATCAATATCACATTCACAAAACAAGGATCAAGCACTGCCGAAGAATATACACTTCCAAGAGGAACAAAGTTCACATCAACTATTGATGGTGTAACATATACCTTTCAAACGATTTCCGATACAACAGTTGGATTGAGTGACACAAATAAGTTTGTTTTTGAAAACCTCAAGATTTATCAAGGGATTCGTCGTACCGCCGATTACGTTGTTGATAATAGTTCTTATCAAAAGTTTGTGATTAATCACAGTGGGGTGGATACTTCAACTCTTAGAGTTCAGGTTTTTCCAACTCTCACAACCGCAACACCTGATACCTACACAAAGTTTGAGACTTTCACTAACATTGACGATACAAGCAAGATATACTTCCTCAATGAAAATGGAGAGGGATATTACGATGTGACATTCGGTGATGGTGTTCTTGGTAAAAGTCTAAGTCCTTTAGACGTTGTTCGATTGGATTATCTCACAACCGCCGGAGCTCCGGCAAATGGTGCGACAAGTTTTACGTATGCGAGTGGTTCAAATGCTATAATTGATGGTACTGGAACTCCAACGCTTGTTCTAAAATCTCAAGGTGGAGAAGAAAAGGAATCACTTGCGAGTATTAAGTACAATGCTCCTCTTACTTTTGTTTCACAGAATCGCGCTGTCACCGCCGAAGACTATAAGACTCTGATCAAACAAAATATCAGTAACGTAAAAGACGTTGCAGTTTGGGGTGGACAAGACAACGATATACCAAACTTTGGTGAGGTCAATATTTCAATTCGTCCTTTGGATCTGACTCAAACAACTCTTACTGATATTGAGAAAGACCGAGTTGAGGCTCTACTCTATGATCAAAAGGTTATAGCAATTAAACCACGATTAAGAGATCCTCTTTACACTTTTCTTTATGCCGAAGTCTTCTTTAAATATAATTCAACGCTTACAACGAAAACAAAAGAAGAACTCATTACGGATGTAAGACGTACAATTACAACCTTTGATTCGAACAACTTGAATAACTTCAATGGTGTATTTCGATTCTCTACTTTCCTTAAAGCAATCGATCAAACCAATGTAGCGATTCTTAACTCGGTTGCTCGAATGTATGCTTACAAGAATCTTACGATTACCGTTACGGGAACTGAAAGTGAGAATGACAACATTGACTTTGCATTCGCGCTTGATGGAGAAATCGATCAAACTGATTCTATGATATCTTCATCGACTTGGAAATATCTTGGAGATAGTGTACAACTCGGAGACGAAAAGATCGTTGGAGAAACCGAAAGAAGAAAGATATTTGTTTTCAAACGAAGAGCAAATGGTACAGTTGAGAAGGTAGTTCAAAATGCTGGATTTCTTTTTCCGGCGACAGGTATTCTTCAACTGAATAATTTACCTGCATCCACTACAAGTACGATTCGTGTAAAGGTAAGACCTGCAGCCGACGATATCGTAGCGAAAAGAAGAGAAGTCCTTGCTTTTGATTTAGGTGAAACACAAGTTATAGGAGACATTGATTCCAGCACAAGCGGAACTGCTCCTCTTCTTTCTGATTACGTAACATTTGCTCGCGATAAGTAATATGTCTCACAAGCAGAAAACAATAGGAGAAATTACTATCCACAATCGCGAGAAGGAGAGTGTCAACTCACTCTTTCCTATACAACTCCGTACTACTGTATCGGAGAATTATCCAAGAGATCTTATCTCATTTCTGGAAGACTATTACGAGTTTCTCAATCAAAAGGATCAGCCAACAAATATCATAGATCGTATCACAAAGGAACACGATATTGATCTAATAGATGACACCTACTTGAACGAACTCAAGAAAGAAATTGCAAGAGAGATTCCAAACTCTGACGTTCTGAACAATCGTCAACTCTTTCGAAATATCGTTGAACTCTATAAGGCCCGAGGATCGCATGATAGCATTCGTATCTTCTTTCGACTCTTCTTTGATGATGAAGTCAATGTTGAGTATCCTTCGGAAAAACTCTTTCAAACTTCTTATGGTAGACAAAGTTGGGTTTCTTATGATAATCGTTTGCTTGATAGTGATAGGTGGCAAAACTATTCCTATGTAATCACCAGTGGAATATCGTTTGATCGATGGAAACAGTCCTATCTAAAACTCATTCATCCTGCTGGTTTGAAACTTTTTCCGGATTTGATCGTTGAAACAAGAGCCCTACGTACTGATAGGACAATCGTTCCTTCTTTTGACACGACAAAATCCAACTGGGTTCAGGATCTTTATACAGGTTTATCAAATCATACACCAACTCATCAGCCAGGGTGGATAGAAGTAATATAAATAAAACAATATGCCTGCGATAATTACAGATGATCATCGAAAGAACAATGCAAACGCATTTGTTACTAACGTAAACACTTTAGCAACTGATTCACCACTCACGCAAGCAAGTGGATATTATATTGGAATAGGTAAGAGCGATCCATGGGCCGATGAGTCCGATCCTCCTACTCCAACCGGAAGTGAACTTGAAAGACAGGATGCGATTCAAAATCTCATCTCAATGAAACTCCTTACTTCCACAAATATCGAAAGACTTTTACCTAAGACAAATCAAACATGGTCTTCTGGTAATGTTTGGAAAAGGTATGATCGTACTGATCGAACATGTTTCAACATTGCCTATGATGGTAGCACCGTAACCTCTCGGGGTTGTTACGCGATTGGTACGGATGGATATCTCTATCTTTGTTTAGATAACAATAGTGGAGCCAATAGTACAGTCGCTCCTCAGAGTTCTTATAATAGTCCTTCCGCAACCGTAGATGGAGAAGTCACACAAGGATCAGATGGATACACGTGGGTTCGAATAGGAGAGGTTCCTACCGGAAGTGATTTCGCAAACTCTTCGACTTTCTTTGAGATTCCCGTCAACATCACACCGCCCGCAAATTCAACACAAGGTTTGCTCTATGGATTTAAGATTGTTTCGGCTGGAAGTGGATACACCAATGGAATTTATCCGGCGACTCTTCGATACACACAAATAGATGGTACAACCGGCACCACCGCCCTGAATATTCTTGTGGCTGGACAAAAAGTAACTGAAGTCATAAGTGGTGATTCACCGATGACATCTCCAGTTGATTCTTTGGTGTTGGCAGACTTTGTTGGATTTGGTGTTGGTAGGTCAAATGGTATTCTCAAAGCAAGCATTGATTTTACTTCCGCTCCTTCGGTCGATTCACCATACACCGAAGCGGAGATACAACCTTTGATCGCTCCGTCTGCTGGATTTGGTGCGAATAACCTCGATGTTTTTCCTCCATACTATGTCGGAGTATCATCTGACTTTGACGGAAACGATTCGCCTGCCGGTGAAACTCCGGTGGATCTTACCTTTCGTCAAGTATCGATTATTAAAAGTCCAACATTTGATTCCGCGAATGATTCACCCGAATCTTATGGAACAATTGATTCACTTTCATATATTTTGATGGATGGTTCGGAAGATCTTTCTTCACTTACTCCGGCAAGTGGATGGTATGTCGAAAAAACAACCACCGGAGAAAAGGCTTGGATTGATTATATAGATACTAGCGGAACACCCGATAAGATCTACTTTCATCAGAACAGTTCAAGCACCGTAACACAAGATCTTCTTCCTCTGAGCGGAACACTTAAGATTTTCAATGCGAGTGGGGTTCAACAACCTAACAGTTCAACTACATTTGATTACACTTCTATCGTTGACTCTGAACACTATGATGATGCTTTGAATCATTCACCTCTCAACTCACCGATAACACTTTCACAATTGGATCTCAGCGGAGAAGTCCTTATGCTTGATAATAGAACATCGATAACAAGATCCGGCGCACAAAATGATAAAGTAAGAATAGTTTTACAATTCTAAAGACCTATGGCTATTAACACTACACTCTACCAATCTTCACCGTATTATGACGACTATGTTTCGTCTGGCAACGAAGCAAAGGGACACCTCAAAATACTCTTTAAACCCGGCATTCCGGTACAGACTCGTGAGCTCAATCAACTTCAGACTCTTTTACAGACTCAGGTTGATCGTTTTGGATCGAATGTATTTGAGGAAGGAAGTCGAGTTCTGAACGGTGACGTAACAATTGACGGAAATCTTTTCTGGGCAGAAGTAGTTTTAACACATGCTGACCTAAAGATCAGCAGCACTTCTTCACCACAGGTGTTGGCCGCCGATACTCTTACTCGAATGGGTTTATTGACGAACATCGATTCCGTAACAATAAACTCGCCCGAATCGATATCTCTCACCGCCGACGTAGTTGACTATGAAGCGATCACCACAAATGATACAACAACAAAGTATCGTCTCTATCTTCGTTACACGAAGGGAACAGCGTCAAAGCAAATCTTTGGAAATGATGTAACAATTCGTGCTAAGAATGCGATATCTGGTACAACTATAGTTTCGGGTACAACAATTGGTACGGTTTCGACAACTGGATTCGCTACTAAATTACACGTCGATAAGGGTGTTTATTTTGTTGCTGGTCACTTTGTAAATGTTGAAGCAACAAATGTAATTGTTGAAAGACCCGATATCACTACAAGAATAACTGGCAGATTGGCGTTTAAGGTAACAGAAGCAATTAAAACCACGGCCGATGATTCCTCGTTATTTGATAATGCTAGTGGAGTTCCAAATGCTTCTCAACCTGGCGCGGATCGATACACGATTTCACTCGGTCTCGTTGCTCTTACGGATCAGACTGCGCTTCAATCTGGTTCCATTTCATACAATACAAACAAGGTTTTTCCACTCACGGGTGCATCCTCTACCGAATTCGTCACTCTTGTTTCTCTTAAAGACGGAAAACAAATCAAACCGCTATCGACAAAGTATGCAACTGGTGAAGGAAAACTAGGAAACGCTCTTACAAAAAGAACCTTCGAACAAAGCGGAAATTATACTATTTCTGGTTTTACTGCTCATTTAAGAGAAGCATACAACGATGGAAATGGCAACAACGGAAAATATTCCGCTACCGAATCAGTCGATATCACTCGACTCAAAGGTGACTATGTGGTTGAAATTGATCCGGGCGTCGCTTATATCTCGGGTGAAAGAGTTGAAATTTCCAATCGATTCAGTCTTATCTCGGATAAAGCTCGTGATGCAAAAACCGGAGAGACAGTTACAGTTTCAACCGGACTGGGAACATATATCGAAGGCAAATTTTCCGAAGCATACTTACCCGACATCGATGGTGATAACGCGAGTCCTCTTACGGGTACTTACGAAGTGGGCACATCTGGATTAAG